GGAGGGGCTGGAGGAATTGGAGGGGGAAACGGCGGCGGCGGCGGCGGGCAGTTGTCGGCGGCCTCCACTTTTAACCCCGGATTGCCAAATTTTGTAACAGACGCTGGTGGCGCAAAGCAAGGTAGTGGTGATGCCGGTAGCCAGAATGATGGCGCTGCTATGTTTCATGGTGGCGGTGGTGGGTACCTCACAAGCACTCCCGGCAAAAATAGCGTTTGGGGCGGCGGCGGCGGTGGTGGGGCAGGCACTGGTTCCACAGTCGCTGGTACATCAATTAATGGTGGGTCTGGAGGAACTGGCGGCGCAACTGGCACGGCAGGCACACAGCCTGCTGGCGGCGGCGGAGGAGGGACAACGACATCCGGCGCTGGTGGTGCGGGCCGCCTAATCATAACTGTCTTCCCGGCGTAAGGAGAGAATGATGTCTAATTATGCTGTTATCAATTCCGACACCAACATCTGCGACAACATAATTGCGCTGGATAAGGACGCCGTATGGCAACCTCCTGCTGGGCACTACATTGTCAATGTTGATGAAGGGCAGGGCGGTATTTTCTGGAGCTACGATCCAACTACGCAAGTTTGGACGCCACCTCCCGAGCCTGTCGCCACTCAAGCAGAATTGGTTTGAGATAATGGACCAGCAAACCCTGATCAATGCCGCATTTATGATTGCAACCGGCGTCGGTGGCTGGTTCGCTCGCGAGATGTGGGGCGCGGTGAAAGAACTGCGTCGCGATCTGCACGAGATCGAAACAGAACTGCCGAAAAACTATGTCATGAAAATCGATCTCGACAGGCGAATGGAACACATCGAGCAGATGTTTCAACGCATCTATGACAAGCTGGAAGGCAAGGCTGATAAGTGAGACGCCCAGTCAAAAAAGCCACCGCTAAAAAAACCGCAGTTAAAAAAACTGTTGTTAAAAAGCCACGCACTTCATCACCAGACCCGCAAAAATCTGCGTCATCTGGCTTCCTTGATAAGGCCATTGATGTCGTGAAGTGGGTAGACAGCCCATTCAAATTGGCGGTCGTTATTCTTTTAGGTGCTTTTGGCTTGACCGGATACCTTGTGTATCAGAACCAAGAAAAGCTCATCAATAAGGTCATCAATCACGATACCATGCCAACCTTGGTGTCAGATGAGCGTATCGTCGGTGCGGCGCAAGCTCTTATGAGAGACCTTCGTGCTGAGACAATTATAGTTCACGAAATTAATCTATCCAGCAACGCAAGAACAACTCGCGTGGCTCTTAGCCCAGATGGTCGGCACTCTCCGCTGGAAGGTAAGAAGGGCGCATTTTTCTCCGGGTCTCCAGCTCGCAATCACGCTGCCGTGTCAATGCTCAATGGCGAGGTGTTGTGTGAGACGTTTGAGCCGTCGTCAGAAGCAGGCGACTGGATCGTGTCAAGGGGCGTGACCTACGCTTGCAGGGGCTCAATTCCGCCAGAGCAGGGAACGATGGTTGGCTATTTGGCAGTTGGCTTCAAAGGGCAGCCTCGGGATATAGTCGCGGTGCGGGCAAGGATTAATCAAACAACGCGAGAACTGGCGAGGTAAATATGGACCCGCTAACAATTCTTGCACTTGCGAAGGGCTCTTATGAAGCCATCAAGACCGGGGTCAAGCTCGGCAAAGAAGTCCAGAGCATGTTTCGGGACATCTCGAACCTGATGGATTCGGCTTCTAAGCTCACGAAGCTGGCTGCCAATCCTCCAAAGCCAAAACTGTTCGGCAAGGAAAGCGCCGAGAAATTGGCGATGGACGCCTATATGGCGAAGCGTGAAGTCGAAAAAATGTTCGCCGAGGCCAAGAATCTGTTCATCTCCGAGCAAGGGCTTCAGGCATGGGATTGGGTCATGGCCGAAACCACTAGGATCAAAAAAGAGCAAAAGGCAGCTGCCGAAAAAGCTCAAAAAGAACACGAAGAAGCCATGGGCGAGCTGATGGTCTATGGCGCGGCTGGCTTGGTCGTTTTTGTCCTGCTAATCGGCATGTTTGTGACGCTCTTTGTCGTGACGAAATAGGAGGGCTTAATGGATATTATGAAGGCAGTCGGTCCTTTGCTCGGGCAAGTTGCTCCTACGCTTGCAACCGCCTTAGGCGGGCCGCTGGCGGGCTTGGCAGCCAAGACCCTATCTAATGTCCTTCTCGGCAATGAAAGCGGCTCGGAGGCTGATATTGCCAAGGCGATGCAGAACGCGACGCCGGATCAGCTGGCGGCGATCAAACAGATCGATGCCGATTTCAAAACTCGGATGGCCGAGCTTGAGATCGATCTCGAACGGATCGCTGCCGGGGACCGAGACAGCGCTCGCAAGCGGGAAGTTTTGACCGGCGACTATACGCCAAAGGTTTTGGCTGCTGCGATCACGGTCGGCTTTTTTGGTATCCTGTTTTGGATGTTTGTTCACGGCGTCCCTAAAAATGGCAACGAAGCCCTGCTTTTGATGCTAGGGGCGCTTCAGACCGCATTTACCGGCGTCATCGCCTATTATTTCGGCTCCTCGGCGGGCTCAAAAGCCAAGACCGATGCGCTCGCAAAAGGAGAAAAGTGATGGAATTCAAGGGCGCTGCTCGTAAGATCGAGGATTCCGAAATCGATCAGATCGCTACCGATCTAGGGGTCGAGAGCGCTGCTTTTCGGGCGGTGATCGCGGTCGAGGCTGCCGGATCGGGATTCGACAAAGCGGGACGCCCCAAAGCCCTATTCGAGCGCCATCATTTCTTTAAGCATCTGAAGGATGCGCCGGGGCTTCAGGCTCAAGCGGTCGCCGAGGGGCTTGCCTATCCAAAATGGGGCGAGAAGCCCTATCCGAAAGGATCGGATGCGGTTTATGCCGAGATCGAACGGGCTTGTGCCATCGATCAAGATGCGGCTTTGCTTTCGACCTCGTGGGGATTGGGCCAGATCATGGGCTCGAACTTCAAGATGGTCGGCTGCTCGTCGGTCGAAGCAATGGTCGAAGAGGCAGTCGAATCCGAGGCAGGGCAACTCCGGCAGATGGCGGCTTTTATCCGGTCTGCCGGTCTTCTCGATGAGCTTGTAAATAAAGACTGGGCCAAGTTTGCTCGTGGCTATAACGGGCCGCAATATGCCAAGAATGCCTATGACACGAAGCTGGCTGCGGCTTATGAGAAGTTTGCCTGAAGTTCATACTTCAGGCATCTTTCTTCTCCCCTAGTGCGGCGCGTTCTTTTTTCTGAGCTTCAAAGTGATTACCATCTTTGTATGATTGTAGTATTGCCTCTAATTCTTCAATGCGGTGAATTGCATTGTAGAGAACTCCATCCGCACCAATCTCTACAGCGTCGTAGCTCTCTGCCCATTCTTTAAGATCAGCCAACAGATCGTAATCAGCCATCTTTCTTCTCCCCTGCAAGCGCGGCGCGAGCGGTGTAACCACAACCGACGCCATCTCGATGCCTATCTGGGCAGCATTCGCCATGGCATTCGGCTGCGTAAAAGAACACCACACGCATCAGACGCTCAATCTCATTCGCAGCAGCCAGATCAATTGAGCAATCGGCGGCATAGGCAATCGAGCTTAGATTCCGGCGAGCGGCTCTGTCTCTCAGTTCTTGAACGATGTTCATCTGGCCGCTCCTACTTTTTCAGAGCTTCTTTAAGGTCGCTTTCCATTTGCTGAACTAGAAAAGCAGGAGGATCGAGCGGGGCATCGCCTTCTTGCTTCTTGATCGAAACAGGCAGCTTGGCCATGGGAATTTCTGGCGTCTGCGATCCGCCTTTGCGTGCTTCCAGTTCTTTGACGATCAGCGAGGCATAACCTGAAATGTCCTGCCAATGGTCGATCTCGTTATTGTCTCCGGTCAAGGCTCTTGAAATCTTATCACAAAACGCTTCCATCGATTGAGCTTGGCAGAAATCCATTTTTTCCCAGTTGCGAGTGTTGCGAAGCATTCTCTTGAGGCTTTGTGCAAGCGCGGCTTGGTCGCTATAAGCGCCATGGGTTTGAGCACGGGCGGCGAGTACGGTTTCGATCAGCATTTCAGTTCTCCTCTTTGACAGATGATTTGAGTCGTTCTTCATATTTTTGAATGCCATGCAGAATGGTGGTGTGATCTCGATTGAAGCGATTCCCGATCTCTGGAAGGCTCCATCCAAGCT